ATAACGTAACTGGCTCCGTAAGTCCGTTAATGGTCATAGGCCATGTTAATGTAGTTGGTTCAGTAGTCGGAGTTCCTGTCAGAACAATATCAACATAACCGTTATGAGCTTCGATATGGTCAACTGAAACTGTGTCATCTGGAACGTTTATTACGCCAGTAGCATAAGTTTCCCAGGTCATTTTTATTTCAATATCATTTCCAACCTTATTACCTTCGGCTGCAGAAGTGATTACATAATACTCATTATCTGGAAGTTTTGCCGTAGGGTCACCATTTCTGATTCTTGCAAGAATATTTTCATATTCTTCCTGAGAATTACCTTGTTGACGATTTGAGTTTATGAGGATAGCCGGAAATGAAAATGGATTTACACCATAACAATGACGATATTTGTACCAAGCCCAGAATCTTTCAACTTCTGTATAGCCATCAGCACCCTTTGTTATACAGTCAAATTTCTGAGTTATACTGTATTTATCAGACGGAGTTGCTCTTGCAAGACGCTTTTTCTTCTGTCCGCCAGTTTCGAGAGAATCTTCAACTGTAGCACCTTCACCAACAGTTATACCTGTTGAATCGAGGATATTTTTATTGACGTTAGTAGCCCATCCAATATACATACCTGTATATTAGATGGAAAAAAATCAGACCTTAATTTAGGCAATAACTGTATGACCTCTTAAACGTGCTTCACGAGCAGCAAAAGCGTCATCACCCTTAGAAGAAGCAATAACTTCCTGTACCTTACTTTCAATAACTGCTTCAAAATCAATTGAATTAGTTTCTTTATTGTAAGTAGACTTCTGCTGTGTAACTCTAATACCAGTTGATTTATCCACAACTGAGAAGTTGATTGTTGGAGCACCACCGCCAACCAGAGTCTTTGGAGTCTTAGTTGCAATCAGATAATCTTTAGGGTCAGTAGTTATTACTTCACCTTTAGGAGTAATTACAGCATCGTGAACGCTTCTTGTTGTAAACTCATCATTTGCAGAAATTGCTTTTTTATGACGAGTTGTGTTTTCATAATAAATAGCATCTTCGCGGGCCTGTTTAAGTAAATCAGACAGGTCCTGTTTTATTTTTAATAATTTTTCAAGTTCGCTATTTTCTTTGCTATTCTTATCTTCGCTTAATGCACCGTTTAAGTATCCGCCAAGGAAAGACAAACCACCGCCTGCAGCAGCAATTGCAAGACCGGCAATTACACCTGCTTTATCTTTACTTACAATAGCAAGATTAAGACCAGCTTTTGTTACATAGGCTCCCAAATCACTCATCATACTTGCAGTTAGCTGAGCCATGTTTTTTGCAATCTTATCAGAATCGTCTGCGGTTGTAGCAAGAGTTTCTCCCCAAGTGCTCATAGAAGAGGTGAGGGTATCTGCTGCAAATTCTTTAACTACATCTTTAGTATGAGAAGAAATATCATCAAGAGTTTTTCCAATATTACCAAGGCTTAAAGCCCATTTGTTTGTACTTTCAGTAACTTTATCCCAGATATTTCCCATCTCGTGATTAGTAAGGAAATTTTTAATTTCCTTAAAATCTTTACTTTCTGCAAGTTCTGATATTTTTGAGGAGTATTCTTCAACTTCTTCTGGAGATAAATTACCTTTTTTACCTTCTTTTTTAATAGATGACAAAATTCCTTTTGTATATTTATCTGTAAGCTCGGTGTTATCTGAAGGATTTTCAAGAATGTTGTCTGTAATTTTAGTATTTAAATCACTAAAATTTCTTCTAGGAAGACCAAGAGATTCCATTATGCCTTGTTCAAAAATACTGTTATTTGTAAAATCTCTGTCTTTTTTTAATGCACTCTCTATTGATAATGGACTATTTTTCAGTAATTCATCTGCAGCTTTTATTAATTTGTCTTCCTGTGATGCTTTTACAGTTCTCTCAGATTCTTCAACAATTTTTTTACTTGCATCAGGAAATGTTTCAAAGAATTTTTGCAAAGCATATGTAAGGGTTGTAATATCCTTTATATCTCCATTATTAAATACAGTTTGTAAATTTCTTAATACGATTAAAGCCTGGCTCTTTTCATCGTCAGTTTTTCCATAAAGTCCAATTTTTTTACTGGTTTCTATTGCGGCATATCTTTCTTTTTCGTCTTTGATGTCATCAGGATTTACTAAGTCAATAGGATTCATTTCTGCAATCTTTTTAAAAATGTTTTCAAACGCTTCGCCTACTTTCTGATTAATTAAATATCCTGTTTGATTAGTTTGTTTAGTCGATAAGATTGATGCACTATCAATATTAGATGACTTTAAATTTCCTGTAAGAATTGCAGATTGAGACACTATAGAAGCTCGGCTTACTCTTCTTTCTGCTTGTAATCGCTCAATCTCAACTAACATAGCACTATGTATATTTGCCTTTGCAATTTCTTCTTGTAATCTCGGTAATTCTTTTTCAAGGAATCTTGTAAGAGTATCTGTAACCATAACCTGGTCATCAATTTTATTTCCAAGTTTGTCATAAAGTTCAGATTCACCGGCTGCATTTTTCTTTACAACAAGGTCAGATACTTTATAGCTTCCATGTTCCGTAACAAGAGTATCGCCAAAAGCATTTACAAGTTGTTCATTACTCTGAGCATACTGAGCGAGTTTCTTTACAGAAATAAACTGACTTGTACCACCATTCTGGTCTTCTCCTTGAGTACGTCCGGCGATTATTAACTGTTCATATACATCGAGTTCATCTTCAAGACCCTTCTTATAAGCGTCTACAACCTCTGTTGTGGCAGAAAGAGACAATGCAAAATCTTTAATGTTCTGTCTTGTAGTCTTCCAGTCAGTCTGAAGTGTAGCACTTGAATCTTCTTTAAGTTGTTTTGCTCCGTTTACAGAAAGAAGTTTCATTGCAGAATCAAGTCCTACAGTCTTCATTGCTGCAGACATCACTTCAGAAGCCATATTTCTTACAGCCATATCGTCTCTGTAAGATTCAAGTGTTTTCTGCGCAGATGTCATTTCAAGAGTTGAAAGACCAGTATACTGTGCCATTATACGTTTCCAGAGAGGAATAAAATCCTGTTTATTTGTTCCTAAATCTTCTGGATTTGCATTAGCACCTTTTGTATTTACTCCGAGTCTAAATGTACTTGCGATAAGGTTTTCTGCCATATCATCATAGTATTTTTTCATTTCATCGGAGTTAGCTGCTTTCTTCAGTTCATCAAGATAAGCTAACTGTTCTGTAAGAACTTTAGAAAACCTATCAAAGAAAGTCGCATCATCAGTTCCGTTTAATATTTGACTATACTGTGCGCTTCTAAAACTTCTTCCACGATTATCTTTTTCAAGTTCTGTAAAGATTTTATCAGACATATCTCCCCACTGTTCAAGGAGCATACGTCTATTTTCTTCAGTGGCTTTTTTATTACCTTCTACAATCTGAAGTTTGCTATCAGGAGTAAATGCTTTTTTATTATTATAGAAATCAGAAAATGCTGAATATGTAAGTTTTGTAGGATCTAACCTTCCTGTGTCATCTACAAACTTAACCAATCCTTTTAAGGCTTCCTGAGCTTCCTTAAGAAATTTTATTTCTTCCTCTTCTTTCTTCTTTTTGTATTCTGCAGAAGATGTTTCAATGGAATAAAGTTTATCAAATGCAGAAGCATAAGAACCTTCTTTTCCGGCAGCTTTATCCATACTGTCATAAGACTCTTGCTGTCGGTTAATAAGATTCCTTTCTCTGTTTGCTTTATTTTCTTCCTCAGTAGTCTTCTTTACTGCACTCAGTGCTGCTTTGTACTCTGTAAGTTCTTTTATTAAGTTTTGATATACATCTCTCTGAGTTTTTGCATCTTCTGAAAAATCAATTTTTTGAGAAACTGGATTGTAGAATAACCCATTTGCCCCTGCAAACATAGAGGCAGTTGATATATTCTGGTTTGTTGCAGTAGTAAGAAGAGAGTCTAATTTTCTTTGTGTATCCTCTATTCTTGCAGAAATTTCTTCTTCTGAAAGTTCACCATATCTTTCTTTGTAACGATTATACTTTTCATTCTTAATATCATAAGATTCTGCATATATAGAACGACGTTTATCAACATTAAATACACTCTTTTGATACTCTAACTCTTCTTTTATAATTTTTTCTAAATCTTTATCGCCTGTTTTTTTTGCAGTTTCAAGAAGATTTTCTAATACTTTTATTCTAGTGTCAGATGTTGCTATTAAGTTTACATCACGCTCAATATTCTGAACATTATTATATTCTCTCATCCAAGAGAAAAACGATTCTGCTGTAGATACAAATTGTGTAAGAATGCCATCGTTTCCATATTTAGAACCTGCATTTACAACAGTATCTCCAAGAGACCCCATTGCCAACTGTCTAGCATCTGATAAGTTTTGTAAACGAGCTTTAAGAGTTTTAGCACCTTTTTCAGTTGCGTTTTCAAAAATACCATTAATACCTGTAAGGTCTTTAAATACTTTTTCAACAATATCTGCTGTAACCTTACCTTCAGAAATGAGTTTACGAAGTTCCTGTTGAGATACACCAAGCTCTTTAGATACTGCTTCAAAGATAGGAATACCTGCATACGCGAACTGACGCATATCAAGCATAGAGGCTTTACCAATGGATACAATCTGAGCGTAGTTATTTGCAATACGCTTCATTTTCTCCATGTTACCACCAGCAGTATCACCAAGCATTTTGAGAGTATCCATAAGATCAGAAGCGTAAACACCAGACTGTTTCAAAAGAACTGCAAGTTCAGAAGTCTGCTGAACTCCAAATGGAGATTTTACAGCGTACTGAGAGATATTGCCGAACATAGCATCAGCTTGAGTCTGGTTAGAGAATACAACTCCTAACTGTGTCTTAATTGCTTCAATTTCTGAATAAGCCTGTACAGAAGCCTTACCAAGTTCTGTGATACCCTTTGCAAGATTACTAATTGTTGTTGCAATACCAAAAGGAACAGCCTTGAAGAATGCACCAAGAGAATCAAGCGCAAGTCCTACTGCTCGTCCACCAGAACCTAAAGAAGAAGCAACTCCGCCAAGAGTCTGGAAGGCATGGCCTGCTTGATAACGTGTGCTGTGATAAAGAGCACCAACCGCAAAGAGTTCAGGATGAGCGTTGCGATACTGATTCATAGGGCTGTTTGCTTCTTCTCTTTTTCTCGCTTCTGCCGCCGCTTCTGTGGCCGCACGGTCTGCTCTTATTTTATTATGCTCGTCTTCAACGCGGATTTTATTTGACTGATATTCAGTCATATCTTTTGTTTTTTTGGTGTTTTTCTTTTCTGCTTCAACCTGCTGTTCTTTTTCTTTAGTGAGTTCTTCTTCAGAAACAAGATTTTCTTCCTTCGCCTTTTTAATACCTGCATCAGCAGTAAGCAAAAGTTTTGACTGTTCAGAAACTTTTCTGAAATGTTCACGAGTCTGTTCTGCGGCTCTCTGTTCTAATTCAGCACGTTCTCTCTGAGCCTGGTGAATCTTTTCAGCAAGTTGCTGGCCTTCACCATAAGGAGCGTGATTAGGCCCCATTGCAAATCCAGTTTCATTTGTATACCAGTTTCCAGAGTTAGGAGAATTCTGCCATCGCTCATAACGTTCATTGTGCTGTTCTCTGTAATATCTGTCTTTTACTCTTTTATCGTGCTGCTGTTTGTAATACTTATCTTTTGCTGAAGTATCGTATTTTCTAAATGCTGTTTCTGTATCTTTTCTAAGGTCTGACCAAACTTTTTCATTATGTTTTGAGGCAAGTTCACTTAAAAGTTTGTCATAGTCTTCAATTTCCTTAGACATTGAATCAGTAATGCCAGTCTTTTCTTCAAAGCGCATTTTTCTTACCATTGATTCAATTCTTCTTTCTGATGCTTCTAAATTTAATCTACCTGAATTCCTTACTCCATATTGAGTAAGTGAAAGCATACTGTTTTGATGTCTCTGACGATATGCTGATATTTCATCATAAGCAGGTGCAAATTGTCTTTGTGATACTTGACTTGTAATTGGCGTAAAACCATAAGATTGATTTTGTCTATGTCTATACTGAGAGTATGCAACTTCATTGCCTCTGCGAGCCGCATATTTTTTTGAAAGTTCATCATATTTCTTAAATGCTGTTTCAAAACTTTGAGAAAGTGATGATTCAATATTCTGACTCAACTGCTCAAAGGTTTTATTGCTTATAGACTCAACCTTCTTAAACATTCCATCAAGAGATGAAAGCATATTGCTTACATCAGTATCTGAAATAAGTTTCTTTACTGAAGTTGATTTTAAGGCTTCATTCGTCTCTTTTGTAGATTTTTTGAGGGCTTGTATAGTTTCAAGAACCTTTGAAAATTCAGCATTAAGGTCTTTAACCGAGTTTGTTCCTTTAATTGATACGTCTCCACTGATCCCAAAGTTAATCTGTTCATCCATACTAATACCTCTTTTCGTTTGATATTAAAAAAGGCTATACAGAGCCTGTCCGTATAGCCTGTACAGTTCTTAATTGTTTATTTTTTAATCTTCATAAAGTTTGAAGATTTAAGAACAAAATCAACACAAGCCAGTTTTACATCCGGGCTGTTGATAAAAAGTTCTTTTGCCACTTTCTTTACAGTAGAATCAGTTACTGCTTCACCGGCTAACTGAAGTTCAGAACCATCTGTTGCTCTGATTCCTTTTACAAAAGAAGCGACACGTTCGGCATCAAGTTCGCGGAGTTTCTGTTCTTTTACAGAATCCTCATCCTTACTGTCTCGAATCTCATCTGCAAGTTCATCAAAATGAATCATTGCAGTTGAAGCTTCTTCAGAGTTAATACCAATCAAAAGGAACTCAACTCCGCAGTGTACATCTTCAAATACAGGTTCAAACCAAACACCTTCACGTTCGTTTTTCTCTGTAAACAAGTTCTCGATATCAAATACTTTCTTTTCCATAGTCTTACTCCTTATCTTCCTTAAGGTCTGAAATAGCATTCATCGCCCAGGTTTTCATTTTAAAGAGTTCCTTTTTGTCCATAACAGTCAAAGGAACTTTCATACATTCGACATAATCATTGATAGTCCGATAAGTAAAAATGACATTTCCCATCATATCATACTCAGCGTTCTGCCAGATTGTCATAAAATGGTTGAATATCCAAGAATATTCAGGAGGACAAGGTATTTCTTGGAGTTTCTTAAAGGTAGGATCTTTTTTGCAGACCTCTAAGAACCTTTTCTTTCCAAACTTTTTTACGAAGTCCTCACGTTTGTCTACATTACGCACCCAAATTGTTTCTTCTTTCTCTTTGCCTTTTTCGTATTTTTTCTTGGTTTTTGAGTGGTAATGGTAAAGGTAGAAATAACGCTCTACTGCTTCCTTTAGCTTTTTTTCTCCCTTTTGATAAAATTTGCGGTTTTAGTCGCAAATCTTA